GAAAAGTTTATGTAGATATGGATGGAGTGATAGCTGATTTTTTCAAAGCATTAGAAAACAAATACAACGTAAAGCATTGGAAAGAATTAGACATAGATAAAACCATAAAAGATTTAAAAGGAACTGATTTTTTTGGAACTATACCAAAGTTTAAGACTAGCGACAAACTGATTAGTTATATAAATAAACTTACAAATGGAGAATGGATTATACTTTCATCCCCATTAAGATACGACAATGACAATTCATCTTTTTGGAAAAGGCATTGGTTATCTAAACATAACTATAAACCAAGTGATGCAATCTTTACAGGTCGAAAAGAAAAGTATGCAAGGAATAGTTTATATACACTAGGCAACATCCTAATAGATGATAAGCCAAAGAATATAGAAAAATGGATAGCTAAAGGTGGTATAGGCATACTGTACCAAGCTAATCAAGATAGCCTAAAAGAGTTGTACAACAAAGTAGAAAAATATTATGGAGAATAATATCAAAAATATAACTTGACACTACCTAAGTTAAGTTATATAACATAAACACAACACCTACAGGAGCAACACAAATGAAATACAAATACTATGCGAGTGAGATAGATAAGTACACTATCAAAGTAACTCAAGCTAACTTCCCTAACACAATACAATTAGGGGATGTACAAGAAATAAAACCACCATTAGAATGGAATCAAGAACTAGATATTCTAGTGGGTGGTAGTCCATGCCAAGGATTTAGCTTTGCAGGAAAACAACTAAACTTTAATGATGAACGTAGTAAATTATTCTTTGAGTTTGTCAGACTAAAAGACACACTAAAACCTAAATACTTTTTACTTGAAAACGTAGTGATGAAACAGGAGTATCAAGACGTTATATCAAAGTATCTAGGAGTAAAACCTATTATGATTAACTCTAGTAACTTTACTGCACAAAACAGGAAAAGATTATATTGGACAAACATTCCTGTTGATATGGACATTAAAGATAAAGGCATAGTCTTACAAGATATACTACAAGAGGATGGCATAGCCTGTAGTGAAATGACTAGTAAAGAGGGCAAATCACATTGTCTAACTGCTACTTACAATGGTGCAGTATGGTGGAACAGTATCCAAAGAAAACAACGTACTATGGTGGGTTGTATTGAAGTTGGTCATGCTGAAGAGTATGCACATTACAAACATGAACAAGCCAAAAGAGTTTATCACAAAGATGGTAAAGCACCAACTCTATTGACAATGCAAGGTGGCAACAGGCAACCTAAAGTAGCTACTTATTCAACTAAAGGTGGTCGTATTGTCAACAGGAGATTAAACAAAGATGGTGTTAGAAAAGACTATCAATTAGATTTACCTTTCACTACACAAATAGAAGTAAGGGATGATGATAAAACTAATTGTTTAACTACTGTACAAAAAGATAATATCCTAGTTAAGGATATGACATGGAGAAAGCTAACACCATTAGAGTGTGAAAGGCTACAAGGATTGCCTGATGACTACACTAATCATGTATCAAATAGTCAACGATACAAGATGCTAGGCAATGGTTTTAATATACCTACCATTAAACATATAATTAAAAACCTACCATTGCATGATGGTATGGTTGTGGCATCTTTGTTTGATGGATATAGTGGATTCCAACAGGCATTGCACGAAACAATACAAGAGCAAACAAAAGAATATACATTAGATAATCCTATATGGGATGAAAGGTGGACAAAATGATACTTGAATCAATCATGTGTTTAGCTTTAAATGTATACCACGAATCCAAAAACCAAAGTTTCGTAGGTCAAGTGGCAGTTGCACAAGTAGTTATGAATAGGGTACAGGATTCAAGATATCCAAACAACGTATGTGATGTCGTTAAACAGGGATTAACATACAAATGGAAACCTACACTACCTATCAAGAACAAGTGTCAATTTAGTTGGTATTGTGATGGTAAGAGTGATAAGGCAAGAGAAAAGAAAGCATGGAGTGTTGCATTAAAAGTTGCTAAAGGTGTATACTATGGCAACCTAGATGATTTTGTCGAGGGTGCAACACATTACCATGCCTACTATGTCAACCCAAGTTGGGCAGAAACAAAGACTTATATAACTAGAATAGATGACCACATATTTTATAGGTGGGAAAATGAAAGGAGAACAAAATGAAAATCTATAAGTTAGTAAATGTACTAGGTGCATTAAATGATACAGGAAAATTAGCTAGTGATATGTATGAGCTAGGTGAAAAAAGATACTACTCAAAAGCACATCAGCAAGAGATACCTATATCAGAAATGGACTTTCAACATATGGTTAGAGCATTCGTAAAACAAAATGACGAAGATGTTAGAACTGATACTCAAGAGGGTAAGGTTAAAGAGCTTACTAACCTCGTAGAAAGCCTTAAAGAGGATATAGAGGTTTATAAAACACAACTAGCCAATAATGATACACAAGAGTATCACAACTTGCATGGCAAGATAGATAAACTTGATGATATCATTGAAGAGAAAGATGGCATAATAAAAAAGCTATCTGAAGAGAATGAGCATTATAAAAAAGCATACCATGATGCCATGCAATTTGGGGGTGCTAGATATGTATTCTCTGAGATACCTAACAACGATTATGGTAAAAAGTTAACTAGAGGTATGAAAGTATTTCTTAATAACGATTCCTATACCATGCGAGTGCGAGGGCAACATATCAAGCCTGAGTTAAAAGGCACAGGTGCTACCTCTTGGGGGCAAAGCATAGAGCAATCTACACATCTAAGAGTTTACATAGATAAGAGGTAGACATGAGTATGCAATTTGATAAAGCGAAAGACTTGATAACAGATTTAGGTTGGGAAATATCCAACCTGTCTGTTGAGGGTAAAAAAACATTAAGAGAGTTGTATAAGATATTTGGTATAGGAGATTTTGATTATACAAAAAATGAATATAGAATTATGAGGAGAAAAAACGATGGCAGTAGAACGTGACCAACTAGCGACTAGTGATACAACTGATAAAATACCTAATTCTTTTATAGATAGGCATGGCTCTGTAGGACAACTAGCAGTTAATGAAATTTTAAGTGCATTCAAAGATGGTGTTACAGATGCTATGTTACATGGCACAAGAGATGAAAAACAATCACACCATTATTATAAACAAGGCTATGACTTTGGTATAGATTTGTTTTGTAAACAAGAGGAGTGGACACATGACTGATAAAAAGTATCACGATTGGGTTTACATGGCTGATGATTCAATGAATAAAGTGCTGAAAACAGTAGTTATACTACTACACGTTTATGGACTTTGGGTAGTATTAGTAGCATTGTGGGAGAAATACATATGAAAAATATTTATAAACTAATTTTAGTTATATCACTAATAACATTCAGTAACAAATCTATTTCAGGAATGTGGAATGACAAGCCTGTGATGTGTGCAGAGAAACAAGAGGTCATGTACACAATACAGGAAAAGAAAGAGAGCTTAGTATTTAATGCAGTATCACTAACCAAAGTTAGGAGTAAGGAAGGGTTACAAAAAAGAATAGTAACATTACCTTTACAAATATATGTAAACCATGATACAAAAACCTATACAATATTGGAGTATCATGACGAACATAAAGTGTATTGTATAATTAGTTATGGTACAGACTTAGCTTTACTACAAAATTTATAGGAGCTACTATGAACAAAACAATACATGACACATGGCACTCTGTCATGAATCATGAACTTAATCCATTGCGACACATACCTGACTTGAACACTAGACACATGGTTATGCAAGTGTTAGCATGGATGTGGTGCATAGTATTCTCAATGTACTTTGGTAGTATGTGGGTGTTTGGTATAACTGCCATTGCCCATGTGTTTCTAATAAGTGCCATTGTTTTAACTGTAGCTACATTTGAAACTGCAAAGAGAAAGCCTACATTCTTTTTGAAGAAAGGCTATCACACACCAAGCAGAAGTAGATATATGTATCACAATGGTAAAAGAATTAAGTATGACGATAACGACAAAGGTGGAGAACATGAGTAGAAAGGAGAATAGTAATGAGTTCAAGACATAAAATGTTAGAGATAACTTATGATTGGGAAAATGAGAAACCTAAAGTAGTAGATTCCTTACAATTTAAAAATTATACTAGAATAGAAAAGTTGGATAGCTTATCTGATGTAATACATATACTAGAAAAGAAATATGATAAATTAGTAATGGAGATGTATGATGGCACAAATTAAACTTACAGAAGCACAGGAAGAAAGACTATTGAAGCAAGTTAATAACTTGAGAGAGATAGTTAATAATATTAATGAGGGTCTGCCTTTAGACTACCATACAGTAGTTGAATTACCTAGCTTAGAATTTATACTAGCAGACATATTTAATCTAGAGTTGCCTAAGTGTGAGCATAGTTATGCAGACAGATGGAGAGATTATAGATTTATAAAGAAAGGAAAGAAAAATGTGGCATAGAGTAACAGACTTTTTTAATGTAGATTATCATAAAAAATTTGGAGAGGGTACAAAGTTTGACCTCGACTATGGTAAGCTACTGATAATAGCGTTATGTATTTATATAGCTATAAAGGTGTAGTTATGAACCCCAACAATGATGCTATAGTTGTACTACTAATAAGTGCAATAGTAGTATTATACTTTTCATGTTACATAGGAGTATGACATGGCAAAAATAACAGTTAAACAACTAGTAGATGAATACTATAAGTCTAGTGATTACAGTATGTTAGCCTATAAAACTAAAGTAGATTATTCAAATTGTTTAGAGCTAATGTTGAATACAAAACTGAATAAGCATTCTATTTGTACAACTAAAGCTGATAAACTAACAGGTGCTATGGCTAGACAATCATATGAAGTGTGGCTAAAAAGAGGCATTTATATGGCGAATCACATTGTCGCATCATCTAGGAAAGTGTATTCATTTGGAATGGAGATGGGTTATGTTGAATATAATCCATTCTCTACTTTTAAATGTAAAACTAACAAGCCAAGAAAGGTTGTTTGGACAAGAGAACAGATAAAAAAACTACTTGACTTTTGTTATAGTGATTTCAAGTACAGAAGTATAGGTTTAATTGTACAAATGTCCTATGAATGGTGTCAAAGAGTAGGAGATATGAGGTTACTCAAGTTTGAAAGTATAGATTTTAGCAATGGTGTGTTAAATCTTGAGCAATCTAAACGAGGTGCAAGTGTTAGTCTTCCCATTAGTGAAGATTTATTTGAAATGTTACAAGAACAGAAAAGAGATTATGATTTTCAAGAATATGTTGCACCTGTGCCAAAGGCGATTAGAAGCTCATACAACCCCTATACTCTTCATAGGCTATCCATAGTGGCTAGAAAGGTAATCAAGCTCTGTGGACTTCCTGATGAGCTACGAATCGCTGATTTAAGACGAACAGGCACTACAGAGATGGTTGAAGCAGGAGTTTCAATGGGTCAAATTATGTCAGTTACAGGTCATGCAAACCCACAGTCAGTAAAGCCTTACATGAAAAATACACTTGACTCTGCAAAAAATGCATTGACAACTCGAAAAAACTATGGTATAAGCATATTAAGTGCCACAGGGAAGTGATACATATATGAGTATATATACATATATAAATGATTTACATTTAAGTGTAGGAGAAAGTAAAAGATTAAACTGTCCTAATTGTAATGGCTATAAAACTTTTAGTGTTACAAATAATATGGGCAATCTTTTATGGAACTGTTACAAAGCATCCTGTAGATTGTCAGGGTCAAAAAGAATACACTTATCTGTAGATGACATTAAATCATCATTAGAATTAGTTAAACAACTAGATGATAAATTCACTATGCCTGAGTTTGTGGTACATCATGGTTATAGACGAGAGGTCATGGATTTCTGTGAGCTTTGGGAACTAGACTGTGATAAATTGAATCTACACTACGATATAAAAGATAAGAGGGTGGTGTTTCCTATCAAGGAGAATGGTGTGATTGTTGATGCCATAGGCAAAGCAGTTACACACAGACTTCCTAAGTGGAAAAGATATGGAAAAAAGAACTTGCCTTATTATTTTGGTTGTGGTAGTGTAGCAATCGTAGTTGAGGATTGCATTAGTGCTACTGTTGTAGGCAGTGATGTTTTTGTAGGGGTAGCTGTGTTGGGAACATCATTAAGCGAATCACACAGGCAGTATCTATCGCAATTCTCGACTGTGATTATAGCACTAGACCCTGATGCAATGCCCAAAACACTAGCCTTTGCAAAAGAACTAAGAGGTCATGTACCTGATGTAAAAGTTTTAAGATTGAATGACGATTTAAAATACAGGAATGAAGAAGACTTAAATAACTTATATACCCTAACCCCAAAGGAGAACCAACATGGAACTATCGTTAATTAGAAGTTTAATGGACAAACCTTTCTATGATGAACATAGAGGTGCTAAGTGTCCTGATAGATTGTTTAGCAAAGATGTGAGAAAGATAAAACAATCTGTTGATAAAGCAATGTCAACATATGAAAGAACAGTAACACCTGATGAGATTGAAGCCTTGTTTATATCAAGCAATCCATCAATGACTACTGCACAGAAACAAGCCTACTTGGATTTGTTTAACAGAATAAAAAAGGAGAAGCCACTTGGAGAAGACGTTGCACAAGAAGTATTGTCTAAGTTATTTCAGCAAGTTGTTGGCGAAGACATTGCTAATATCGGCTTTGATTATGTTAATGGTAATCAATCCTCTCTTGAACCCATTAGAAATATTCTTGAATTATATGGAGATGATTTTACACCGAATCTTAACATAGAATGGGATGACATGAGTTTAGAAACTTTGATATCCAAGAATAGCTTGGAAGCTAAGTGGACATTCAACATACCTGCCTTGACTAGAAAAGTAGAAGGAGTTTCTGCAGGACATTTGATTGAAGTAGGTGCTAGACCAAACACAGGCAAGACATCCTTTCATGCATCACTCGTTGCTAGTACAGGTGGCTTTGCACATCAAGGTGCTAAGTGTGTTGTGTTATGTAACGAAGAATCAGCACATAGAGTTGGTGCAAGATATTTAACATCAGCAACAGGCATGACAATGCATGACATAAAAAAGAACCCTGAGAAAGCTAGAGATATATATGAAACAGTTAAGAAGAACATATTTATCAAAGATGCATCAGGTCGTGATATGGCATGGGTTGAGAGTGTTTGTAAATCATATAAGCCTGACATAGTGATACTTGATATGGGAGATAAGTTTGCAAGGTCAGGTGGCTTTGCTAGACCTGATGAAGCTCTAAAAGCTAATGCCATTCATGCTAGACAGATAGCTAAGATACACGAGTGTGCAATATTTTATATGTCGCAACTGTCAGCAGAAGCAGAGGGTAAGGTATATTTGAATCAGGCTATGATGGAAGGCAGTAGAACAGGTAAGGCAGCCGAAGCAGATTTGATGCTTTTGATAGCCAAAGATGCAGTCAAAAATCCTGACAATGAAGAAGAAAGTCCTGCAAGACATTTGAATGTTGTGAAGAATAAATTGTCAGGTTGGCATGGTGTTGAACATTGTGAATTAGATTATTTAACTGCTAGATATTTATAGTGAACTTACCTATTTACAAAATGAAAATGGAGTATATTAGCAAGAAAAAAGCAGTAGAGTTAAATCTTCCTCTTAAAACTAACACTATAAGAGAAGATGGATATATATTCCAATACTATTATAGGAGAGGAGACAATATATATGAAATGTGGAACTCTCCAAAAACTTTAGCTAAATCATCTATTCGTAAAAGCCAAGATAAAAAAGAACATACTAAAAAAACTAAAAAGTATATTAAAAGGGTAAAACTTTATTTTGGTTGTCAGGTATGTGGGTATAAAAAATGTAGTGATGCTTTACAGTTTGACCATTTAGATGTAAACTCAAAGTTGAGAGAGATTAGTAGGATGAGTTCTTGTGGGTTTAAAAAACTAAAAGATGAAATGAGAAAGTGTAGAGTTCTTTGTGCTAATTGTCACGCTGAACACACACAGTCACAAAGAGAAGAGGGTTTATTTAGCAATGAAGCTAACACTTGATGTAGAAAATACAGTAACAAAGCGAGATGGTAAGATGCATCTTGACCCATTTGAAGCTGACAATAAGTTAGTCATGGTGGGTTGTCTTGAAGACAATGGCACAAGACATTTGTTTAACATGGATGGCGAAGAAAATAACTTTGATGCTATACAATCTTTGTTAGACAGGGCAACTATACTTATAGGACATAACTTTGTTTATGACCTGATGTGGTTGTGGGAATCAGGATTTAAATATGATGGTGCAATATTCTGCACAATGTTGACAGAGTATGTACTACAAAGAGGTGTTAAAGAACCATTACATCTCAAAGATTGTGCAAACAGATATGATTTACCTACTAAAAAGCAAGACACATTGAAAGATTACTTTGCAAAAGGTTATGCAACAGATGAGATACCAAGAGATGAGTTAACAGAATACCTGATAGCAGACTTGGAAGCTACACAACAACTTAGTCAAAGACAATACATGAGATTAAATAGTTTGGAAGATGCAGGTTTGATGGAAACTGTTATACTAACAAACAAAGTAGCAGTTGCATTGGCTAAGATATATAAAAGAGGATTCAAGGTTGATGTTGACACATTAGAAAAAGTTAAGAATGAGTTTGAGAATGAAAAGATTGCCATAGAGAATAGGTTAAAGGAACAAGTTGTACAACTAATGGGAGATACACCTATTAATTTAAGTAGTCCTGAACAAATGTCGTGGGTTATTTATAGTAGAAAGCCAAAAGACAAGGTTATGTGGGCAAATTCTTTTACACCATATATGCCTGATAAAGACTACAAACAAACAGTAAAAGATAATTCAGACATAGTGTACAAAACAAAGGCTGAGAGATGCCAAAGTTGTTTTGGAACAGGAAAAATAAGAAAGGTTAGAAAGAATGGTGTACCTTATGCTAATACTAATAACTGCAATGATTGTAACTCTAATGGATATCACTTTCAACGTACCTCTGCAGTAGCAGGACTAAAGTTTACACCACCAAATGCAAAATGGGTAAGTGCGAATGGTTTTACTGTCAATAAAACTAACTTAGTTATACTACAGAACATAGCTAAGAGTAAAAATCTTACAAATGCACAAAACTTTTTAGAAGATTTACAGAGATTGTCAGCATTAGAAACATACTTATCATCTTTTGTTGAGGGAATAACAACACACCTAAAATCTGATGGCAAGTTACACGTCAGATTACTACAACACAGAACTGCAACAGGCAGATTTAGTGGAGCAGACCCTAATATGCAGAATATGCCTAGAGGTGGCACATTTCCTGTCAAGAAAGTGTTTGTGTCTCGTTGGGAAGGTGGACAAATATTAGAAGCTGACTTTGCACAGTTAGAATTTAGAGTGTCAGCATTCTTATCTCAAGATAAAACTGCAATGAAGGAGATTGAAGATGGATTTGATGTGCATAGTTATACTGCTAGTGTTATTAGTGATGCAGGGGAGAAAATATCTCGCCAAGAAGCGAAAGCACATACGTTTGCACCCTTGTACGGAGCAACAGGATTTGGGAGAACGATTGCTCAAGCTACATATTATAAACAGTTCAACAAAAAGTACAAGGGAATCGCATTATGGCATTCCAAATTGGCTAAAGAGGCTATAGGAACAGGTAAAATAACAACACCATCAGGAAGAGAGTTCGCATTTCCTGATGTAAGAAGAAATTCTTATGGAAAAGTGTCTCATTTCACACAGATAAAGAATTATCCTGTGCAATCATTTGCTACTGCAGATATTGTGCCTTTGATACTATTAGAAATAGACAAGCAGTTGTCTAAATTAGAGTCTTGTATTGTAAATACTGTACACGATTCTATCGTTATTGATGTTCATCCAAATGAGGTAGATAAAGTGACGTTTATAATTAAGAGTATGAACGAAATAATAACGGATTTAGTAAGTCAACATTTTAAGATTGATTTCAATGTGCCATTGTTACTTGAAGCAAAAATAGGTGATAATTGGCTTGACACAAAAGATGTTTTGTGATATAACGATACAACTTTATAAAGGAGAAAATTTATATGGTAAATGAAGTAACGACTATTGATACTAATAATTATGCAGTTATGGCTAAAGCTATGGGAATGTCAGGAGAGACATCATCATCAGATGATAAACCTAAGTCATTGCCAAGATTTAGGATTAACCATAGTCCTATTATTGGGTCAGACAAAGTGTTAGTAAAGGGTGGTACATACAAGTTAGAGATACCTGAAGAGACCACACTCTATGGCACGTCAGCAAAAATAAGACCTTTCATACAAAGATTTATGTATAAGAGGTTTGTAAAGAATATGTCTGCAAAGCAAGGAGAGCCTTTGGGGGTATATCATAAAACCATAATGTCAGACAACTTGAATGTTGATTTGAAAGATAATCAAGGTAAGTTTAATTGTGGTAAGCCTACAGGTTATATAAAAGACTTTAAGGCATTGCCTGTGGAAACACAGGATGTTATCAGACAAATCAAAAGAGTTCGTGTCATCTTTGGCACAGTAGATTTAGTTGACTCTGTTGATGAGAATGGTAAAAAAATAGATAGAGGAACAATTCCTTTTATTTGGGAAATAGACAACAGAGATGCTTTTAAAACTATGGGAGAGCCATTTAAAAAGTTTTCTCAAGTAAAGAGATTACCTGTTGAACATTCTATTGCTCTCAATACTGAAGAGAGGAAACTTCCTAATGGTAATTCTTTTTACCTGCCTACATACACTCTTGATTTACAAGAGCAAATGGATGTATCTAAAGAAGACCAAGATACTTTCATTAACTTCATGTCTTGGATAGATAATTATAACACTTATATATACAATGAGTGGGATATGAAAACTAAAAAAGACATAAGTGATGACGATAAAAATACAGTTGATAGTTTTATTGATGTTACAGAAGAAGATGTAGCTTAGTGAGAAGCAATAATCCATTTGCAGTTCACAATATTAATTACTTATCTCCTAGTAGTATAAACACTTTCATAGGAGATAAGCCATTATGGATTATGCGATACCTTTTTGGTGTCAGGTCATCTAGTGGTGCAGGTGCAGTAAGAGGTATAGCAGAAGAGTATGCTTTAGCTGAAAAGTATGAGAAAGGTTTCTTTGATTTTAAAGCTCTTGACACTAAGTTCATATCCTTGTGTTGTGAATCAGGTGTAGATTTAAATGATGGTAAAACCTTGAAAGAAAAGGATGCTCTTAAAGGCTTTGGTACTGTCCTTGACGAAAACTTTAACTACGAAAATCTTGAAACGTATCAAGAAAAGGTTGAAGTTAAAGTTGAGGACTTGCCTGTGCCGATTATGGGATATGTTGACTTCTTGTTTAAGGACAAGATAGTTGATTTAAAGACCACAAATAGAATGCCATCTAATCCTACTGAAGCACAGAAAAGACAAATGGCTATGTATTCTATGGCATATCCCAAGAAAAGTGTAGACCTGTTCTTTGCTAGTTCAAAGCAACATAAGGTATTTACACTTAGTAATTTAACTAAGTATAAAAAGCAACTAAAAAATGTTGCTTTTACAATACAGAGGTTCTTGTCTCTTAGTGATGACAAGCATGAGTTAGCTTCTTTTGAATATCCTAACTTTGATAAATGGGAATGGTCAGATGCAATGAAGAAAGAAGCAAAGAATATATGGAGTATATAATGGAGAAAAAAGTAGAGGATTTAAAAAACGAAATAGAACAAATGGAGAAAGAGTTAGCAGAAGCTAAGAAAGCCTATCGTGAACTCAGAACCAAAGGTCTAAGAGAGGCAATGGAAGCTAAGAAGTTAGCTGACGAAGCAGTAAAAGAAGAGATGAAAGCTCTTGGATATCCTTCAACTGCCACACATTTTAATTGGTATTGGAGAGACTTAACATAGTGTTTGGCAGAGCACAACTAGAAGATGGATACAGGGGTGGTTTAGAGCATAGTATAGTAAAAGACTTAAAGAAAAGACGAGCTAAGTTTGAATACGAAACTCTAAAAATAAGATGGGAAGAGATAATGTATCGTTCCTACACCCCTGATTTCATTTTAAGAAACGGAATAATTATAGAAGCTAAAGGCAGGTTTCTACCTAGAGAAAGAGTTAGGGCAATAGCTATCAAAAAGCAATTCCCTGATTTAGATATTAGATTTGTTTTTAGTAATAGCAATTCCAAAATATACAAAGGTAGTAAGACAACTCTTGCCGATTGGTGTAATGAGCATGGTTTTATTTTTAGCGATAAAACTATACCTATTAGTTGGATAAGAGAAAAGGGTAAAAAGAAACACCCTGCAAAAATAGATATTAGAGAAAGAAGAAAAGATGCCAAGACTAGATGATATAAATCCTGAAGACTTTCTCATACAAGTAAAGCCTATGCTAAACCCTGCTAAAAAATGGACAGGAGAGGTTGATGTTTCTGTTGTGTCTTCAAAAGAAAATCCTTTGTCCGATGAAGACTATTATGGTGTACTAGAGTTTTGTAGAATCATATGTGCTAGTATTCCTATGATGGAAAAAGATGAAGACATAAGAACACGAGCTTTGGATTATTTAAAGCTACAAGATGAGTTAGAAAAGACAAAAGATAAGCCAAAAATAATTGACAAACACGACAATGTTATAGTAGTAT